ATCAATAAAAAATGGATTAAAAAATGCTTTTAATATTAATTTTAGTGTTGGCAGTAGTTCAAGTAGTTTTAGTGGAAGAGCTAAAGGTGGTATATTTTATCCAAGTATGTTGCCAAAATTAGCAGTGGGTGGAATAATAAATCAACCCGGAACAGGTACATTTTACAATGGAGCAATAATTGGAGAAAGAGGAGCAGAAGCGGTTGTTCCTTTAACAGATACGCAACAAATGGAATTATTAGGAGAAACAATAGGAAGATATATAACTATAAATGCAAATATAGTAAATACAATGAATGGTAGAGTTATATCAAGAGAATTAAAGCAAGTACAAAATGAGCAAGAATTTGCTTATAATACATAGAAGGAGGACTAGATAGATGTATGTAAATAAAGATAGTGTTATAATAAATAGTTTGTCTATGGGGCAATATTTATTAGAAGCAGAAACTCAATATCCAAAATTATGGCGGAAATGATACTCGGAAGAAATTTAGCAGGAACTTTTACAGGAACTTTTAAAGGCGTTTTTCCAAAATTAATATTAACATTTAGAAAATTAAATCAAGCTGAAATGCACTTACTTGCACCATATTTAGATAGTCCTTTTCAAACAACTTCTTATTATGATGATAATAAAGGAGAACAAATAACAATAAATACATATTCTGGAGATTGGAGTAATAGGTCAAAAAGAATGGGTGTTGCAGAAGGTGTAAAATGTAGCTTTATTGCAACCGCAAAAAGGAGTTGATATATAATTGAAAACACATACAAACGATTTTAAAAATCAAATAAAAACACTTGGTAGAGAAATAAAGGCAACTATTACTTATGGAAATACAGTATTGGAAGAGGAATTGTTTTCAATAACTCCACATTTTGAAGCAAATCTTTTAAAATCAGTTATGAAACAATTAGATATAGAAAGTTCTGTAAGTATTCCAGTAGATACAATAATTAATTGTCAAATAGGTATAAAAGTAAATAATAGTTATGAAATGCTAGATTATGGAAATTATATTGTATATAGCGTAGAAAGACAAGAAGATTTAAACAACTATAAAATAATAGCTTATGATAAAATGTTGTATGCAATGAAAGATTATGAAGAATTACAAATTAATTATCCTATAACAATAGCTAATTACTTAAATGCAATAGCAAATGTTTTAAATTTACAAGTACAAAGCAATTCATTTTATAATGCTAATTTAACAATTGCAACTGATTTATATAAAGATTTAGGATATACATATAGGGATATATTAGATGAGATTGCGGAAGCAACAGGAAGCATTATTTGTATTAATAGTAATGATAAAATAGAAGTAAGATATCCAACAAGTACAGGCGATACAATAAATGAAGAATTTTTAAAAGATATTAATATAAACTTTAGTGAAAAATATCGGACCAATAAATTCTATTGTATTAAGTAGGACTGCAGAAAGTGATAATGTCTATATACAAGATACAGAAAGTGTCACAGAAAACGGATTATGTGAATTAAAAATAATAGATAATCAAATTATGAACGGCAATGACAGAAGCGATTATTTACAAGGACTATTAGATGCTTTAGATGGCTTGTATTATTATATTAATGATATAAATAGTATAGGAATAATGTATTATGATATAGCAGATTTATATAATATACAAATTGGAGAAACTGCTTATCAATGTATTATGTTAAATGATGAAATAAATGTAACAACAGGAATACAAGAATTAATACATACAGAAATGCCAGAACAAAGTGAAACGGATTATACAAAAGCAGATAAAACAGATAGAAGATTAAATCAAACATATTTAATAGTAGACAAACAAAATCAAATAATAGAAGGCGTTGTTTCTAATGTAGAAGAACAAAATGAACAAATAGCAGAAATAAGATTGCAATATAATGAACTATTATCAAAAATAAGTGATATTGCAGATATAACTACCTCTGGAGAAAGTTCTTATGCTTCTGTAAATTTAGTAGATGTAAATACAAGTCAGCCAATTTCAATTAAAATAAAGCCAATTACAACAAGTATAAGTTATACGTATCCTATGAATACATTATATCCAAGTGATACTTTGTATATGAAAAATAGAATATTAAGATTTAGAAATACAACAACAAGTGAAATATTTTATTGGGAAATACCAACAAATTTGTGGTATTATAATAGTACAACGTATGATGAATTAGAATTAAGCTACGGAAATGGAACAAACTCAAATGTAATTGTAACAAGAAGATGTACAATAGATAGTGCAGGGACAATAAGTCCAGCTGGTACAGAAACAACAGAAACTTATTCTTATCCTACAACTCTAGTTTTAACAGATGGAGATTATATAATAGATATTCCAAGTTATTCGACCGCATATTTATATGTTCAGTTAATGGCAAAAAACATATATACTACACAATTTTATACAAAAGCAGAAACAAATTCTTTAATAGACCAGACAGCAAGTAGCATAGATTTGAGTGTAAATCAAAAATTAAGTAATTATAGTACAACAACAGAAATGAATAGTGCAATTAATTTAACAGCAAATCAAATAAATTCTGTTGTAAGTACAAAGGTGGGAAATGATGAAGTTATTTCAAAAATTAATCAATCTAGTGAAGCGGTAACAATAAATGCCAACAAGATATCATTAGCCGGAAAGCAAATAAATTTAACAGGTGACAATACAACTATAACAAGTAATAATTTTAGCGTTGATAAATATGGAAATATAACAGCAACAAATGCAAATATATCCGGAACAATAACAAGTAGTAATGCAACAATTACAGGTGGAAAAATAAGTGTGTCGGGTAATGGCTCATCAACAGATTTAATTAATATAAAAAATTCACAAAATAATTCAGAGTTTACATATTTTCAGCCAGTCGGGGCTGGATTTATTGGCGCTAATGGAAGCGTATATATTACAGCACAAGGAACAGATTTTGCTGTTTCAGAGGTCGATGTTACCGATTCTAATGGAAATACTAGCATACAAGGAGCAAGAGTTAAAACTCCACAAGTAATTCAAACATCATTAGAAAGTGAAAAGAAAAACTTTGAAAAATTAGATAATGGTTTAAATATAATAAAAGTAACAGACATTTATAAATATAATTTAAAATCACAAAAAGATGGAAGCAAAAAACACATAGGTTTTGTTATAGGAGATAAATATAAATATTCAGAAGAAATAACATCAGAAAATAATGATGGAGTGGATACTTATTCTATGATAGCTGTTGCATATAAAGCAATACAAGAACAACAAGAAGAAATAGAACAATTAAGAGAAAAAATAAATAAATTAGAAGGAGGAAAGTAAAATGAGTTATACAAAAACAGTGTGGGAAAATTTGCCAAGCACAAACACACCAGTAAATGCAACTAATCTAAACAAAATAGAAAATCAATTAGAGACAAATACAAGTGATTTAAGTATTTTAAAAGGAAAAATAGTTGATAGTGGCTTTAAATCAACAGTTTCACAATTTACATATAATTTAGAAGGGCTTAGAATATATTTATTGACAATTGCCACCGTTGGAAATGGAAATGTTTATGATCCTTATACTTATATTATAGTAACAGGAGCATCTTCAAGTAATGCTGGAGCTGCGCTTGAGTTAGGAAATGGTTCGGGTTATAATAAACCCACAATAAGTTTGAGTGGTTTAACCTTAAGTATTACAACAACGACTCCATACAACATATTATCATTAGTAGAAATTGGATAATTAATTCTTAAAAGAAAGGATAAAGCTATGGAAGGAATAATAGCTTCTTTAATAACAGGTGGATTAGCATTATTAGGTGTTATAATTACAAACATGATGAGTAATAAAAAGATAGAACACCAATTAGACAAACAACAAGCCATAACAGATACAAAGTTAGAAGAATTGACAAGAGAAGTAAGAGTACATAATAATTTTGCTCAAAGAATACCTGTGATAGAAGAACAAATAAAAGTTGTAAATCATAGAGTAGAAGATTTAGAAAAGAAAGTGGGGTGAGATTATGGAGATAACAGTAGCATTAATTATAACGGCATTAACATTAGTAGCAGGAGAAATAACAAAAATGACAAATATACCAAATAAATATATACCATTACAAAATATTATAATTGCAATTATAGCAAGTGTAATATGTATTGTATTTAAAGTACAAAACATGACTGTATTAGAAACAATTGTAACCTGTATATTTGGAACAATGTCAGCTGGAGGGTTAGCAGACTTAAATAAAATAACAAAAAAGGAGGAACTAGATGAACGTTAATACATATAGTATAAAAAAAGATAAAAATTATCACGTTACAAAAAATATCACAGTATGGGAATTAAGAAGTAGAGACGGAGCAGATATTGTAAAGCAAGATTATGTCGTAGTATGTATAGCTCAATATTCAAGAGAAGTTTATGATAGAGCTTTTATTATAAATTCTGCATATAGAACAATATCATGGAATAAAAAAGTAGGAGGAACGGCTAATAGTAAGCATTTAATATCATGTGCAATAGACGGGTGGATAAGAGGAGTAGCACAACAAGATTTAGCAAATTTATTCTATTCTATAGGGTTAAATAGAGTGGGCGTATATGAAGATTTTGTGCATTTTGACACAGCAAGAAGTCCAGAGTGGTTATCTCAAGGAAACTTTAAAAAAGTAAATGTACCATATTTGAATAGATTAATAAGTGCCAAAGTAAATAGAAATGATTATCAAGTTGCAATAATACAGTATAAATTAAATTTATTAGGATATAATTGCGGAATAGAGGATGGAATTGCAGGCGTTAAATTTACAAATGCAGTAAAAAAATTCCAGCAAGATAAAGGGTTAGGTATAGATGGAATAGTTGGCAAAAATACATGGAATAGATTGTTTAATTAGGAGGAAAAAATGAAATTTGTTTTAAATAAAGATAAGTTATTAATTCAAGAAACACAATATTTAAATTCTGGTTCAATAAATTATTATGAGGCAGAAGTAGAATATGATGAAGCTTGGAATAATTTAAGTAAAGAAGCAATTTTAATAAAAACAGGAGAAAATACAGGAAAATCAATAGCAGTTGTAAATAATAAAATATTTATAGACCAAGATGTAAAAGGAAGTTATTCAATAGGATTTATTGGATATACAATAGAAAATAATGTAAAAGTATATCAAATATCAACAAAATTAAAGACAATATTTTTTGCCAAAGGTGCAGGAGAAATTGAGGTAAGTAATTCTAGCGAAGTTCCAACACCTAGCGAATGGGAGATATATTTAGCACAAGTACAAGAATTTATAGACAATGGAAATGAAATAATAAATCAGGCAAATAATTTAGATGTTGATTTAGAAGGAAATATATTAACAATTACTAAAAAAGACGGAACAGAGGAAAGCGTAAATACAAAAGGAGAAAAAGGTGATGACGGACAAGATGGACAAGACGGATATACACCAATTAAAGGTACGGATTATTGGACGGTTCAAGATAAATCGGAAATGGAAAATGATGTAATAACAGATATTACACCAATATTAAACAATAAAGCTGATAAAAGTGAAATTCCAGATGTTAGTAATTTCATAACAAAAGATGTAAATAATTTGACTTATTATGAATTAAAAACAAATACAGGTAGTTCTGTTGAATTAAGTATAAATAGTTCTACTTATGTTGTTACATTAAGCTTAAAAAATAGTGCTGGAACAATATTAAATACACAAACAATAGATTTGCCACTAGAAAGTGTTGTTGTAAATGGAAGTTATGATAGCACAAATAAAAAAATAATTTTAACATTACAAAGTGGTAGTACAATAGAAATACCAGTTGGCGATTTAATAAGTGGTTTACAAACAGAAATAACATCTTCAAATAAATTATCAAGCGACTTAGTAGATGATACAAATAATACTAATAAATTTGTTACAGCAACAGATAAAACAAATTGGGATAATAAAGGAACTTATAGTAAACCAAGTGGAGGAATACCAAAAACAGATTTAGATAGTTCAGTTCAAACAAGTCTTGGAAAAGCAGATACAGCATTACAATCACATCAAGATATATCAGGAAAAGAAGATAAAAGTAATAAAGTTACAAGTTTATCTTCTAATAGTACAGATACACAATATCCTAGTGCAAAATGTGTATATGACATAGTAGGAAATATAGAAACATTATTAAGTGAAATATAGGAGGTGGAATAATTGAGTATATCTAGTGAAATAACAAGATTACAAGGAGCAAAAAGTACATTAAAAACAAAGCTAAACGCTAAAAACGATGCACAGCATCAAATAGACGATGAAACTATAGATGAATATGGAGACTTTGTTGATAGTATTTCTATAGGAATTGATACATCTGATGCAAATGCTACAGCAGATGATATAATAAATCCTAAGACAGCATACGTAAAAGGACAAAAAATAACTGGTAGTATGATACCGGTTTATGAGAATATATCTAGTTATACAGTGACGCAAATATTATTTAGTGGTAGTGTATTTGATTTTTTATCAGAGAAAGAAGCTATTTTATATACCACAAATGTAGGTTCAACAAGTTGTATACTGAAATATAATGATACAACACTGACTTTAACTGCAACGTATGGAATAAGAGCGGCTAAATTTTTTACAACACCAGTAGATAGCTCTACTAATACATATAGAATAATATTATCAACTGTACCACGGTACTTCAGCTGGGTGGTGCTTGATTGATGTAAATTTGGATACGATGACTATAGTTAAAACATTAGAGGGAAGTGCTAATGGAGGCTTGAATGATGCAGAAGCTTGGTTTTTATTTTACCCAAGACCTCGGAACAATAACTGATTTTTGTGGAGTACCTAATAGAGATAGATGGTATCATAGAAATTACTACGCACCTTTATATGTTGTATTAAATAATGATGATAGTTTTAATTCTAACTTATCTGAAAGTGTAATTTATTATGTTCAACGGAGGCGACGCTGATGAAAAGAGAACTATAGGTCAGTTTTCTAGTGACGGAAGATACTTTGTATCATATAGTTATTATTCAAACACTTGCTTAGTATTTGATTGGAATACTAAATCTACAGTATATTCATCTACCGGTATGATATCTGTTACTATGATTGATAGTAACTATTACATAGCCAAATTTTCAGGTTCAACAATAAGCGTCTTATCATTATCAGGAACAAGTCTATTTAATATTACATCAACTATAAGTAGTAATAGTAATTCATCTTTAGTTTTTAATAATAAATTAATTTTTGTGTCAAATGGTACTACTATGGAAGTATATAGTATTAATTTAACAACTAATTCTGCTGAAAAAATCGGTACTGGTGTACTACAGACAAGTTTTACTTCAAATACTATTGGTATTATAAATAGACTAGATTTTTCAGATAGTGTTTGGTCTTATTATTATATGAGTGGAATTTCTGATTATGGAGCTAATAATAAATTGCTCACTGAATTAACTGTAGGTATTTCTACTTTATATAATCCAATAGCTGTGTCTGCAGAAAGTGAAGATATTTTAAGTACTAAAACAGCCATTATATCTAGCGGTTCTACTATCGGAACAATGCCAAATAATGGAGCTTTGACTTATACGCCAAGTACTTCACAACAGTCAATTCCTTTAGGATATACTTCTGGAGGAACTATCGCAGCAATATCTTCAACAATAGAACCAAATCTAGTAACACAAAATATAATTTATGGAAAAAGTATATTTGGAGTAACAGGTTCAGCAATAAATAATGAAGCATCTATTACTACTGAACTAATTCCTTTGGATGGTGCAGTAGGATTGAGTATTAAATTAAAAGACACAACTGGTACAGAATTAATACCAGTAAATAATATTTATACTACTACAACCAGACCTACAACAATAGAAATTTATCAATTTGAAACAAAGGTAGATGAAACTACTTACGATATTACTACGGATGGTTTGTTAAGTGTATCAATAGGAAATTATGCAGTTTCCGCTTATGATGATTATGCAAATGAAAATATAAATTTAGTGAATGGTGGAATAAGCACTACAAGCAGCACTTCTGGAAGCTTAACATTTGAAGAAAAAGATGGAAGTAAAGTGTTATATACACCTAGTGACGGTTATGTACAATATACTTTTGATTCTATGTCGATGTATACAATAGAATTTGATTTCTTTAAAAGTGGTACGGCGGCATATTCGAGAGGAATTGGCGCAATTGGGGCTAATTATGAATTAGAAATAAAAGGTGCTTCGAATACAATTTATTGGGGAGAAAGCATTAATGCTGGATGGGTACAAGACGCGTGGAATAAAATAAAATTAGTAAAAGCAAGTGCGAATTCATCAAGTGTCCAGTTATATGTAAATAATGTATTAAAGGCAACTAGAAGTTATAGTAATGCATTGACAGGTATTTATTTAGGTAGAGGAAATTCAGGAAGTAATTATTTTACGGGTTGGTACAGAAATGTAAAGATATATACTATGACTTCTACGCCATCTAGTCCATTAGAAGTCACATTTACAGAAACATCTATTTCACAACAAGATTATCAACAAGCATTAGAGCAAATAGATGATTTATTTGGAGAGGAGGTTAGTTTGTAATGTCAACTTTAAATGATAATTTAACAGAAATACAGGATGCAAGAGACGACATGAAATTAGCACTCGAAGAAAAAGGACAAACCGTAACAAAAGACATTAGAACTTATGCAGAAGCTATAACTAATATATCTGGTGGAGGAGGAACAATATTAAATGTAGGAAATAGTTATGTAAGCGTAAGTGGAACAACATTAACATTTGAGCCGGAGCATATAGAACTTGAATATATTCAAAGTACAGGAACACAATATATTTTAACATCTTTGCTTATTTCAGGAGGTTATAAAATTGTTGCAGATATATTAATGACATCTGGGGTAACTGGTGAAAATTCGTTTTTTGGATGGAAAGATTATAGTGATAGTCCACAAGAAGGTATGGAATGTTATTTTAATAGTGGGAAACCTTCTGCGTGGATTAGAAGTACAAGTACGGTAACTCTTGGAAATGCAACTGCTTATTATAATCAATTAATTCATTATGAATTAGAAGAAACATCAAGTGGAACTACTCTTACTCTTAATAATTCAACAACGTATTCTTCGAGCGTTAAATTATCAAGAGCTTCAAATACACCAGCTATGATATTTGCATATAATTCAGAAGGAACAGCAGATTATTTATTTAAAGGAAAATTATATAGTTTAAAAATATATCAAAATAATGTATTGGTTGCTGATTATGTTCCTTGTCGTTTAAATAAATATAATATAGTATGTTTATATGATAAAGTAAATAATACATATTTGTTTAATCAAGGTTCTGGCTCATTTACAGCTGGACCAGTAGTAAGTTAAAGGAGGTAATAAATAATGTCAAGTATAAATAAAGTAAGAGTAAATAATGTAGATTATGATGTAATTGATTTTAACTTAATATATCCAATAGGCTCAGTTTATACATCAACTGCTAATACAAATCCATCAACGTTGTTTGGAGGAACTTGGCAAGAGATACAACAACAAACTTTAAATGTATATATGTGGGAAAGAACAGCATAATAATGAGAAAAATGAAAGGATGTAAAGTAATAAAAAAATAGAACATTAATTGGAAAAAATATTTGGAATAGATTATTTAATTAATATTTACAAAAATGAATAAATATTATATAATAATGATGTAAAAAATATTTTTACTATCCTATAAATAAGTCAAGGCTAGTTAGGAGTAATTAACCTAATGAAAGTGCACTCCATTGCATTGCCTTGATTTAATATAAAAATGGAGAGAAATGGAGGAAAAGGATATGTATTATGTGTTAAGTATTTTATTAGGACTTATTCCGGAAGTTTTGTTTTTTACATTATTTATAACTTATACTAAAAATATAAAAGAAAAAAGAATTAAATTGTTTTTATTATTAGCAATAGTATATTTCTTGTGTGTATTAGTACAAAATTTACAAATATTATTTTATACATTGTTAATAGCATTATTTTATTTAGTTTTAAAATTATTGTATAAAAATAAAATTCAAATAATAGATATTTTTATAATTTCAATTGCTTATTTATGGATTATGTTATTGTCAACTGTTATGTTGTTTTTATTAAATAGTGACCGTTCTAATTATTATTATTTATATATAATTGATAGAATATTACTATTTTTACCTTTTATATTTAAAAATAAGTTCAATAAAATATATAAAAAATATTGCAAATTTTGGAACAGAAATGATGAAGAAAAAAGACATATAAAAAGTATCACTTTAAGAAATATCAGTTTAATTGCTATTAATCTTACTATTGTTATAGCAAATATAATAATAGTAGAAATAATTAAAGTAGGAATGGGGTGATATTATGGAATGGCCACCAATCGGTTCTTTATTTTTATTTTGTTCAACAGAAGACGGAGAATAATCTATGGAAAAATTTAAAAAACTTTTACCTAGTATTATTTTCAATTTAGCAGAAATTCTCGTCATCTTTTTAGCAGGCAAGATGATGGGATTAAGACTAGAAATAATGCTAGTAATATTTGGAATTTTTGTTATGATTAGAATTAGTTTGGGTGGAGCAATGCATTATAAAAGCCCTTATAAATGTGCTATATGGAGTTTACTTGTATTTTTAAGTTTATTTGTATTAACAAACGTAGGACTTGGAGTGTCTATTATAATGGCTATATTTTGTGCTTTTATCTTAACAACAAAAGGCGATATAAATGATATGTTTATGTGGAAAGGAAAAGACACAAAGTATGCAGATATAGAAGAATATATTAAATATAATTCTATGGAAACAAAATTAATTGAATATGAAGAAAAACTAAAAGAAAAAGATAATTTAACTTATCTTATATATAAATATAGATTTAAAGACAAAATGACATTTTCACAAATAAGTGAAAGACTTGATTTAGAAAACTCAAGAATAGTGGAAAAGCTAGAACAAATTGCTTTTAGTTTTAGAATATATTTTGGAATATAATTTGTTAGTAGTAGTATTAATATATAAATTGAGGTTAAAAAAACCTCAATTTTTTTATTCTAGTCGTACTAGATAGAATTAAAATAAGAATTATATAATTAAAATAGAAATAGATGTGAGTGCCTGCTAACATCTATTTCAAGTGGGCAATTTACCTAAAAAGTAAGTTGCCTTATTTTTATATCAGGAAAGGAGATACGAGAAATGAAAAAAGAAAGTCGAAATATAACAAAGTAGATTTTGCTTGGTATCTTCTTTTTATTTTAGACATATACTTTTATGTCTTAACAATAAAAATGTCTTAGAAACGATTTTGAAAAGAATTGGAGGTATTTTAAAATGGCATATCCAGCATATACAAATAATAATCAATATTATATGCAAAGTTTAGAAGATATGAGAAATAGAATTGACAATCAAATAAGACAGTATCAACAAAATCAAATGCAAATGCAACAACCACAAGTACAACCTATTACACAGAATTTTTCAATAGCACCAACACAAAACAATACAAGTGAATTAGAAGCAAAATATGCTAACAACATTGATGAAGTTAAAAATACTTTTGTTATTAAGACAGGAATATTTTTAAATAAAGATTATTCTACCTTATGGCTCAAAGATGTAAGTGGTAACATAAGAACATTTAAGATAGAGGAAATAATAGAAGTAGATGAAAGAGATAAAGAAATAATGGCTTTAAAACAACAAATAGAAGATATGAAGGAGATGATTGCAAATGAACGCAATGCCAATAATTCAAACATTGATGAACAGTTTGAAAGTAAAAGCACCACAAAACTTTCAAATCGTAAACAATCTAATGCAAAGTAATGGAAATCCTATGACAATAATACAACAACTTATGGGAAATGCAACACCACAACAAAAAGAAGCATTATTCAAGCAATGTAAACAATATAATGTACCAGATTCAATTCTTTCACAAATACAAAATATGAAATAGATAGTAATTGTTTCACGTTTAACACTGAAACATTTATTATAAATATTTTTGAAGAAAGGAGGAATATCTATGGGAGACAATATGAGCCCAGCAGATGTAGCTGCAGTTGTTGGAAATACAGATAGAAACTATGGTTATCCTTATCCAGTATATGGCGGAGGATTTGGCAATAGTGGATTTGGCGGAGATTCGAGCTGGCTTTGGTTAATAATCATTTTGGCACTATTCGGACGGATGGGGCGGAAATGGCAATGGTGGATTCGGAAATGGCTTTAATAATGATTATGCTTGGTTATCAAATGGACAAAAAGAAATTATGCAAAACACAAACGATGGATTTAACACATTACAACTAGCAAACCAATTAACAGGAATTTCTAGTGGAGTACAAAATCTATCAACTCAATTATGCAACTGTTGTGCAGATGTAAATTCTAACTTATGTAATGGATTTGCAGGAGTAAATGCAACAGTAAACGCAGGATTTGCTAATGCAGAACAATCAGCTAATGCAAGACAAATAGCAAATATGCAACAAGCATTTAATAATCAATTAAGTACAGTACAAGGATTTAATACTGTAAACTCTGCTTTATGTGATGCAAGTGCTGAAAACAGATTAGGACAAGCAAATTTAACATCAACTATTTTAAGTGAAAATTGTGCAGACAGAGCATTATTGCAAGAAGGAGTTAGAGATATAATCACTAACCAAACTGCTAATACTCAAAGAATAATTGATGAAATCTTTAGAGATAGACTAGATGAAAAAGACAGTAAGATTTCTGATTTACAAAGAGAATTACAAACTGCACAACAAAACGCATTTATAGCAAGTAACTTAAATAATGAAATTGATTTGATGTATAATCGTCTAGTCAATTGCCCAATTCCATCAACACCAGTCTATGGCAGAACTCCGATATTTACTTGCAATAGCGGTTGCGGATGCGGAAACACATTGGGAAACACATTAGTTTAATAGCAAAACGTCGCAAGACAACCTCGAATACGAGAATTTGCTAATTTTAAAGATAGCAATATTCTTGCTATCTTTTTTAAAAGATTAAAAAGGAGGAAATTAATATGAATGGAGTTATTCAAGCTGTAACAGAAAGAGAAATTACATTACCATCAAATACCGCTTCTGTGCCTTTTGAAACAACAGATTTAAGAACTAGAAGTGCAATGAATTGTTGTGGTTTTATAAATCATAATGAAGGTAGTGCTTTATTTAGCATTTTAGATGGTGGAGTATATGAAGTAACTTTTAATGCAAATGTTACAACAGCGGCAGCAGGACAATTTGCTTTACGGACTTTTTGCTGACGGAGTTTTAGTACAAGGAACAGAAATGGACGGAGCAATAGCAACAGCGGGAGAGTTTGAAAATGTAAGTTTTGATAAAAAAATAAAAGTATGTTGTAAAGGCACATTAAATCTTGCAATAACATCTTTACCAACAGTCGTTTATAGTGGCGGAGCAACACCAGTAGTAACAGATACAGAGCCACCTATATTAAAAAATAGTGAAATAAGCGTAACTCGTCTTGCTTAATTATGAATAATAAATTTGAAAATAATTTAGAATTTTTATCAAATAGCTTACAAATATTAAGTTTTTTAATATTGATAAATGATTTTAATAATACTGACCTTATGCAATATTTAAAACATCAAGACGAATTAATGGATAAAATAATTCAGCAAAACGAACAAATAATTAATCTATTAAAAGGAGATAATTAATGGATATAGATAATATAATACAAAAAATAATTGATAATGGCAGAATAGAAGATATGAGAGAATTATCTAATATGTTACAAGAAGGTATGCAAATAATAAAAAATTATGATGAAGATTGCTATAAAAAATTTGAAATGAAACTTTATAAAATGGCTTATGGAAATGTGTTAAGTCCTGAAATGGCAGAAAAAATTGTTTCAAAAATGCGTCCGTATGGCAAAAGATGGACTTTAGAAGAAACTAGGCAAATACAACAACAAAGAGGAATTAATAATATATCTCCAATTAATTTTTTTGTAGTATTAAATAGTGCATACAACGATTATAACGATATATTTAGAGATAATTTAGAAGATTATATAAGATTTACAATAGATTTTATACAAGATGAAGATGCAAAAAATGGTAAAGTATTCCGATATTTTACTCAAATTGTTGAATAGAAAGGAGTATAAATTATGAATGAAATGGAAAACATGAGAAGCGATTATAGAAATTATCGTGATTACAGAGAAGATTATATGGATTATGATAATAGAGATTATGATAATAGATATTATAATGAAAATTTATATGGCAATAGAGAAGATTATAGAAATTATAGAGAAGATTATAGAGATTATAGAAGAAGAGATTATGACAGACGCGGTGGAAAAATAAATAATAGAAATTATCGTAATTATCGTGAGCAAGACTATTTTGAAGAATTAGAAATGACAATGGAAGATATGAGAGAACAATATAGAAAATTAGAGGATATAAGTGAAATGGCTCATAATCAACAAGATAAAAATATAATTATGCGTGTAGCTCAAAAAGAAAAAGAAAACTATAATATTTTAAAGCAAATGTCAGAAAAACAAATGTAATATAAGGTGGCAGGCAACCTTATTTTTTGGCAAGGTGGTGAAGTTGATTAACACACAATACTGCAAATATTGTATACGCAGGTTTAAATCCTGTCCTTGCCTCCAAAGAGGTTTATATGGAAGAAATTTGTAAATTTATAATTAACAATAATATATATACGATTTATAATGTTGATAAAATAACAGGAAAAGAAAACTATGTAGGTAGAAGTCATTATGAAGATAAAACTATATATGTAGAACAAGGAACACAAGAGCAAATGATGTTAACATTAAAACATGAATTAATGCACGTATGGTTATATGAAAATGGACATACAAACCAAAATAATGATGAAACTTTTGGATATGAAGATGTATGTGAATTGGTTGCATTAAGCAATAATTCTATTAATAGAATAGTTGAATTATATTTACAAAATTTATAAAAATTATTGTATATATTATAAATTTATGTTATACTAATATAGCAATCAGCAAAATAATATGTATTTTATGTAATTGGTGGCATAAAATACATATTTTTTATTAAAAGGTATTTACATAGTAAAAATTTTATTATATAATATATATGAAAGGAGGATAGTAAAATGAATGATTTAGAAAGATTACGAAAGAAAAGAACTAGATTAATTAATAAATCAATACAAACTTGTGATGAATTTATTAAAATACAACAAGAATTAAATGAACTGGATGTGCAAATTATGATAGAAGAGAATAATGACCATATTCCAAGAATTGATTAAAAAGGAGGGTAGTAAAAATGGAATTATATTATAGACAAGACGAATTACAAAATTTAATTGATACATTAGAAAGTTTAGTTGATGACAGTGAATATTATAAGCAATTTAACGATGTATTAAATGACATAAGATTTCAAGCACAAGATATATTAGATGAAATTGGAGAACAAATTGCAGAACAAGAAAGAAAAGAGCTAGAAGAAGAAAATAGACAATTTATAAGTTCAAGAATTTAATTTATAGGAGGAATAAAAATGGAAAATGTATTTGAAAAATTAAGCAAAATAAATGTGAATGACAAAACAGAAAACAAGAACGGATTAACATATTTAAGTTGGGCTTGGGCTTGGCAAGAATTTAAAAAAGTATACCCAGAAGCAACATACATAATTAAAAGAAATGAACAAGGATTGCCATATATATATGATGAGAATTTAGGTTACATGGTATTTACAGAAGTTAAAGTAGGAGATTTAGTACATGAAATGTGGCTACCTGTCATGGATAATGCAAATAAGTCAATGAAAGACAAGCCTTATACTTATCAAGTAAAAGAATATCAATATGGAAAATGGACTGGAAAAATGGTTGACAAAACAGTTGAACCAGCAACTATGTTTGATGTTAATAAAGCAATTATGAGATGTTTAACAAAAAATCTAGCAATGTTTGGATTAGGAATTTATATATATGCAGGAGAAGATTTACCAGAAGAAGAAAGTATACCAACAATAAACAAAGAACAAGAAAACATATTAAGAGATATAATAAAACAAGAAGAATTAGAAAATGAAGAAGTAATACAAATTTTAGAAGCTAACGGATATAAAAAATTATCAGAAATAAAATTAAATGATTATGTTAAAATAACAAATCAAATAAAGGGGGGAAAAATAATATGAAATATGAAAATATAACTTTAGAAGATTGTTTTGTATATTATCATACAGCAAAAGTTGCTTGTGAATGTAACGCAGATGAAAAATTAGTAAAATTTATGGAGGAATAAATGGAAGAATTACAAAAAATGAATGAATTAAACAATTATTTGACATCTGCATTAAGTGAATTTAAAAAAAGAGGTATAGAATACGCAAAAGCATATAAAAAATATAGAATATTATTAAGTCAAGAATTATTAAAATTAAAAGCAGAAGGAATGCCTGTAACTATTGCCTATGATATAGCTAGAGGAAAACAAGAAGTAGCAGATGCAAAAGAACAAGAAATAATTACAGAATGTTTATATAAATCTTGTCAAGAAGCTATTAATACATTTAAGCTACAAATAAAGATTTTACAAGAAAATATAAATAAAGATTATTAAAAGGAGATAATACAATGGAAGATTATATAAAAAATTTAATAAATAAATTACAAGAATTGCCTTTAGAAGAAAAAATTGTAAATATAAATAAAATAAAAAATGAATTAAAAAAAATTAGTCCGTTTGAATATGAGCCTGTAGATTGTGTGCAATGGGTAAAAGAAGAATTGGTAATAGCGAATGATTATAACCCTAACACTGTTGCTCCACCAGAAATGGAATTATTGCATACATCAATTCAAGAAGATGGATATACTCAACCAATAGTTGTATATGAACATGATGGAATATATGAAGTGGTCGATGGGTTTCATAGAAATAGAGTTGGTAAAGAATATAAAGATATTCATGACAGAATACATGGTTATTTGCCTGTTACAATAATAAATGATGATAGACATGAAAAAGCAGATAGAATTGCTAGTACAATTAGGCATAATAGAGCTAGAGGAAAACACAGAGTAGAAGCAATGAGTGACATTGTAATAGAACTTAAAAGAAGAAATTGGAGTGATGCTAAAATAGGCAAAGAACTTGGAATGGACCCTGATGAGGTATTAAGGTTAACACAAATAACAGGACTTGCAGAAATGTTTGCAGATAAAGATTTTAGTGAAGCATGGGAAGTAGATATGCTAGATGAAAATGATTTTGTTGATGAAAAATTTGAGGGTGATGAATAATGAAACAAGTTTGGTATCATTATACAAAATGGGAGGATTATCGAAATGGAATGTACAACGAAATTAAAGAAGGCAGAAAAGAAAGAATAAATAAAGCTATATATTTATTAACAAACCTTGATTTGTTGTATGAAAACATGAAAAAAGTTACTATAAATTGGAAACATTGTACAGAACAAAATTTAACAAATCCTATAATAAATCATCAAGCCTTTTTGGGACAAACAGCTTGTAATATATATGCAAACATAAAAGAAGATGAAACAAGAGAAGCTTGGGGATTTTTAACAAACGAACAAAGATATAGTGCTAATAGAATAGCAGATAAAGTTTATCAAGAATGGAAAAAACAATATGAAAAAAATAAAATAAATAGTCAATTATTTTTATTTTAAAGGAGTTATTATGAAAAAAAAATTAGGAATAAATGTTTATGAGGCTGCAAAAGAAAGAATATCATATACTTTTGATAATTTTGAAAAAATTATTGTATCATTTAGTGCTGGTAAAGATAGCACTTGTATGTTACACATGGTATGTGATGAAGCAAGAAAAAGGAAAAGAAAAGTAGCAGTTATGTTGATAGATTTAGAGGGAATGTACGAGAAAACTATCACTCACGCAGAAAAATGCAGAGAAATGTACAAAGATTGTACTGAATGGTATTGGATTTGTTTACCTTTACATTTAAGAAATGCAGTAAGTGTTTATGAGCCTTTTTGGAAATGCTGGGATGCAAGCCAAAAAGAAATGTGGATAAGAGATTTTCCAAAAGATTGTATTAATGATTTAAATTATTTTCCGTTTTTTCATGAAGGAATGGAATTTGAAGAGTTTGATGTATTATTTGCACAATGGTATGCTCAAGGAAAAAGTTGTGCTGTGCATATTGGTATAAGAGCAGATGAAAGTCTGAATCGTTATAGGACAATAGCTAATAAATATAAAGAAACATATAAAGGTTTAATGTGGACTACTAGAATTATTGACAATGTATATAATTGTTATCCAATTTATGATTGGAAAACCGAAGATGATTGGATTTATCAAGGAAAAAATAAAGATAAACCATATAATGAATTGTATGATTATATGCATCTTGCAGGTTTAACAATATCACAAATGAGAATTTGTCAACCTTATGGAGATGACCAAAGAAGAGGATTATGGTTATTTCATTTAATAGAGCCTCAAACTTGGGCAAAAGTTGTTGCAAGAGTAAATGGTGCTAATAGTGGTGCATTATACATAAATGAGACAGGTAATATTAATGGCTATAATAAAGTAAAAAAACCTGCAGGACACACATGGAAAAGCTTTGCAATATTACTTATAAATTCAATGCCACCCAAAACACAAGAACATTATAAAAATAAAATATTTAAATTTGTAGAATGGTGGAAAGAAAGAGGATATCCAGACGGAATCCCTGATGAAGCAGATTATCAAATGGAGCAAAAAAAAGATGTACCTAGTTGGAGAAGAGTTTGTAAAAGTTTATTAAGAAATGATTTTTGGTGCAAAGGGTTAAGTTTTACACAACAGAAATCTACAGCGTATGAAGCATATTTAAAAAGAATGAAAGAAAAAAGAGAACATGAAGGACAGATGAATTTATTTTAATAAAAATTATTAGGAGATATTATGAATGAACATCAATTAAAAATAAAAAAATTATTTGATAAAAACGAACTTAATAGACTAGAAAGAGCATTAAAAGATAAAGACAAAACAAAATTAACAGATTGGGCTAGACAATTTGAAGAACAAATTGCAGATGAATTTAGTAGAGCTTATAAACAAGAATTAGATAAAGCAATAAATAATTTTATTGTAACAATAGTTTATACATTACATTTTAACGAGAAAACAAAATTTGGAAGAGAAAGAATAAAAGATTTTATGGATGATTTGTTTTCAACGATAGAATTATATACAACAGAAGAATATAAACCAGAAGAATATATAGAAATTTTAAGAAAAGATGGTATTATAGTTAGAAAAAAAGGAGATGAAGTTTAATGTATAATAATGATAAAATTGAAATTAAAACTAATTGTATTATGTATAAGTCTTTTAAAAAAGAATGTGATGGATTAAAAGAACTATATTGTGCAAAAGAAAAATGTAATTTTTATAAAACTAAAAAAGAAGTTGATAAATAATGTATTGTAAATATTTATCTAAAACGTTTCAAAATCGTTTTAAATGCAAATTATATAAAAGACAAGTAATTTATCCTTTGTGTAAGGAAAATTGCTTAGAAACGAAATATGAAGCAAATAAGGGTATAAAAAAAGTAAGCAAGAAAAAAATAACTGTAAAAAAAGAAATTTATGATAAAGTTTATGAAAGAGATAAAGGTTGTTGTAGATTAGCAGATATAACTTGTGATGGTAGATTAGAATTACATCACATTATTTATAGAAGTGAAAATAAAAACTTAATAAATGAGCCAACAAATTGTATAATGTTATGCAATGCACATCACAGACTTGTACATAGTAATAAACATTTATGGCAATCTATTTTAAAGGAGATGATTAAAAATAATGAAAATGAACGAAATCCAATATAAAAATATGTTAAAAAAAGAAATAAAAAAATTTTTTTGTGTAGAATTTGTTTATGTTTTAAATAAAAATCAATTCTATATACAAAAAAGTAATAATAGTATTGATAAAGATGATTTTGTTTTATATTTAGAAGAAAATCAAGATAAATATAAAATACTAAGTGAAGATAAAATTAAAATTATTGTTGAAATTTTAAATTTAGAGCAATATAAACAACCTAAAACAGAATTAGACATAAAAATTGAAGAACTAGAAAAACAATTAAAAAAATTAAAAGAAAAAAGAAAAATTCAAAAATTAGAACAAATAAAAGAAAATAAAATATTAAAATTAAAAGAAGAATTAAGAAAATTGGAGGAAAATTAAATGAATGATGATATTACAATAGCATGTATTAAAAATCATGTTTACAAATATGAAATAGCTCAAAAATTGGGGGTTACAGACACAACTTTATCTAGAAAATTAAGACTTGAACTATCTAAAAAAGAAAAAGAAAAAATATTGAATATTATTGAAAATATTAGAAAGGAGAGAAATTAAATGAATGATAATATAGGAGCATTATGGGTAAAAGAAGGACAAAAAGGAGATTTTTATAAAGGTTTTATAACATTAGAAAATGGAGAAAGGTTAAATATTCTTGTTTTTAAAAATACCTATAAAAACAATGAAAAACAACCTGATTTTCAAATACTAAAAGCAAAAGAAATTAAAAAACAAGAAGAAGAACAAGATGATATTATAAAATCTACTCTTCCATTTTAGGAGGTTAATATGTATAAAATAAAACCAAAAGTAAAAGAACTGTTAAAAAATAATAAAATAACAAATAGAAAAATAGCATATAAATTAGGTGTAACAGAAGGATATATTTCACAAATTATAAATGCTCGAAAGCTAGATATATCAAAGCTTATGGCTTATGCTTTTTGTAAAGCAATAGATAGTGATTTAGAAATTACAGATTTATTTGAAATTTTTTAAAAAACTATTTACATTTTCAATTTGTTATTATATAATACAAACAACAAAAGACGATTGAAAAAATAATTAGATATTTAAAGTTATTAATAACTTTTTATATACATAAAGGGAAGCTTGTATCAATCGTCGCAAGTTTCCCTTATTTGTTTATACAGAGGAGATTATATTATGGCTCAAAAAAGAATGTTTAATCAATTAGTAGTTGGTAGTGATGATTTTTTAGAAATGCCAGATAGTTCTCAAAATTTATATTTTCATTTATCAATGAGAGCAGATGATGATGGTTTTGTCGATAATTGGAAATCTATTATGAGAATGACAGGTAAAAAAGAAGATGATTTGAAAATTTTAATTGCAAAATCTTTTATTATTCCGTTTGAAAGTGGTATTATTGTTATAAAACATTGGAAATTAAATAATTATATTCAAAAAGATAGATATAAAGAAACTATACATATTGCTGAAAAGTCTTTATTATCAACGGATAAAAACAATGTATACAATTTGGATACAGCTTGTATACAAAATGTATACTCAGATAAGATTAGTATAGATAAGATTAGTATAGATAAGAATAGTATAAAAAAAGAAAAAAATAAAAAAAAGAAAAATGAAATGGAATTTGACCAATTAATTGATGAAAAAATAACAAATGAAGAATTAAAAAACACAATATATGAATTTATAAAAATGAGAAAATCAATAAAAAAAACGCTTACTATTAGAGGATTAGAATTAATCATAGATAAATTAAATAAATTATCACAAAATAAAGAAGAACAAATAATGATTTTAAATAAATCTATTATGAATAATTGGCAAGGTATATTTTCGTTAAATGAAGAAGATAAAAAACAATTAAAAGCAAATATAAAATATAAAGAAAATACTATGACAGAAGAAGAATATTTTAAAAATGGTGGTGGTAAAAGATATGTATGATGAGGAAATAGAAAAAGCAATATTATATTATATTGTATTTGCAGATGAAGATTTTGATTTATCAGAAGAAGATTTTATAAATGAAACACACAAAAAAATTATTAAAGCTATATTAGAATTAAAAACTAAAAAGGAGCAAATATCAATATTAACAATAAATAATAAAATAAAAAATAATGATGGAATAATTGATTATATTGCAAATTTAGGAGAATATGTATCTTATACTAACCCAGAAAAAATTTATGAAATTTTAAAACAATATACAAAAAAAAGACAAGTTTTTAATATAAGCAAAAAAATACAACAAAGTGTAAAAGAAACTGAAAATATTGATGTTTATATAGAAAAAGTTATAAATGCACTTAAAAAAATTGAATTACAAACAGAAAAAGATGAAAGTTTTGTAAGCCAAGTAATAAATACAGCAGAACTAATTGAAAAAAACAAAAACAAAAAAGAAGATTATAGTTTATATACAGGATATTTTGATTTAGACGGATTAACAGATGGACTACATAATGGAGAATTAACAGTAATAGGAGCAAGACCAGGAGTAGGGAAAACAACATTTACATTACAATTAGCAGAAAATATAGCAAAAAAAGGAAAATGTGTTGCTTATATCAGTTTAGAAATGTCAGAAGTGCAAATGATACAAAAATTATTAAGTATGAGAACTAGGATAAATTCAAGAAAAATAAGAAATGGCAATTTAGATGAAAAAGAAATAGAAAAAATCAATGAAGAATGTATATCTTTGTCTGATTTAAAATTTAATTTATTAACAAAAATTAATACTATACAACAAATTGAAATTATGGCAAGAAGGTTAAAAAATAAAAATGAGTTAGATTTACTTATAATCGACTATTTGCAGTTAGTTAAAAACGCAGGAGGATTTAGGAGCAGAGAGCAAGAGGTTGCAGATATGTCAAGAACATTGAAATTATTAAGTTTAGAATTAGATATTCCTATTATTGCACTTTGCCAATTAAATAGAAATGCTAGTAGAGAAAAACCAACACTTGCAGATATAAGAGAAAGTGGAGCAATAGAACAAGATGCTGATAATGTAATATTTTTATATCAAGAAAACCAAAATAATGATATAATTACAGTAGATTTACAAAAACAAAGAGCAGGAAATATAGGAAGTTTAGAATTAAATTTTATTAAAAATATAAGTGAATTTAGAAATATAGTGAGGTAATAAATGGAAGATAAAGAAAAAATAATATTTTATTTAAATTTTGCAAAAACAAAATTAGATAAAAATAATTTGAGCCATAAAAAAGCCAATGAGGAAATAACAGAATTGATTAAAAAATTAAATAAATAAACGTAG